AAACTTAAATATCTTGTTTGCATCGGTTGCTTTTTGGTTTACTTCACCGTTTTTGTTGGTAACTGTCATTGATGCTTCGCCACGTTCCATGGCTTCTTTGCTGTCAGTGGCCTTGTATTGGCTTTTTAATACTTGCACCACATTGCAACGGCAGCCCCATCCGTTTGGCGGGAAAAAACCATCCCAGAAAGCATCATCCATGGGTAAAGTGGTACGGTTCATGGCAACGTGCGAACTCCTTACCCTTTCATCGCCTGCTGTACGGTATTGTAAATAATACCTATCACCATCCTTATCGAACCTCTGCCATTTGCTTGCCATTTGGCTGGCACCTACAGCCTGCCTGTATTCTGCGTTCAAATAGTTTATGTTGTAGTTTTTGTGTATATCCAACACATGGTCCCTGAAAAGGTAAAACGGTTTTAAGTTGCCATTGCCGTCGTAAAGCATTTCCGACACGTTTTTTAGCTGCCTGTGGGTTTTGAAACCGCTGAACACCCAAACCGATTTTGTAAGTTTGTTTATAAACAGTTTGTCGGGTTTGTAGTTTACTCCAAAACCTTTTTTTATGGCAGCCGTATAAACTGTTGCCGTTTCTTTTATTAAATCGTTTGCACCCAGTAGGTCAAGTATGTTTTCGGGTAGTTTTTTATTGCCTGCCAGTTGGTGCATTTTTTGCACCAACTTATCAAAAATGCCTTTTATCCTGCTATTTTCGCTAAGTTCCACCCCCCCGTTAAAGCCATCATAAATAATATTCAGGTCCTGGCTTAAATCGGTTAGTTCGTTATTGGGCTTTTTTTTTTCGTTGCCCGTTTCTGTTTGCCCGGTTGGTTTTGTTTGTTTTTCGCTTTGTTTTTCAAGGTCAAGGTATTGGAACTTTAGGTTTTGCAAAGCATAACCATTTTCAATCAAATAAGGTATCAGTTTGTCGTTAACCTCCCTTTGTATCCTGCCAAGGCGTGCAATGGTGTAATTGTTTAAAATACGTTCGTGTACCTCGCTTTGTGCATAAGAGCCGCCATTGTCGGCTGTCATGGTTTGGCCGTTAACAAGCTTGCTTATTTCGGCGTTGCAGGTTTCAATCTTATCTTTATAAATAATGTGGGCGTTGCCGCTTCCTGCCCCGGTTTCTTTAATTTCTGCCTTGTCGCCTTTGTTCAGTATCACATAAAGATTGTTGCCAAAATTGGCGGCCATGTCCTCAATTGCGTCCAGTTCTTTGTCGTCTACGCTTTCGGTTTCGATACTTAAAAGCGGCATCCCGAATTTTTCAGAATGTTGCGACCAGTCGGTACGGCTGTAAAGTTTCCATATAACTTCACGGGCGGCAATTTCAAGCAGGCCTAAATCTTCATTTGCGCCTATTTCTATCAAACCAAGTGCGTTAAGGTTTTTACGGTAGTTTATTTTTTTGTCCTCATCGTAATTAAACACAACCTCGCCCGTATTTGGTACAACATGGTACCGGGGTATCAAAGTACAAACAGTAAAACCTTTTTCATCTTTTAAGGCCAGTTCTATTAACGAATGCCCGTAAAATTCAGAATCAATGGCATATTTAACAAAATCGGTAAACCATGAACGCTCAAAAAGGATTGCTTTATCTTTTTGTTCCTGTCCGGTTTCGTCCACTATTTTAAATTCTGATTGCTGTATAGTATTGTGGGCAGTCCTTAATTGGCTTCTTAAATGGCCATCCTTGATGGTTTGTTTATAAATGCCAAGTATCAAACGCCTGTCCGGCTTGTCTTTGTTTTCGGCAACTTCAACAGCAAGTTTCAGGGCTTCCATTTCCATTTCTGCCCGGCTGGGTTTTTCAACGCTTATTCGTTTGCTGAACCTCGCTTTTTGTGTTTTTTCGGCTTGCTTTGGTGTTTCAGCTAATTTTTGTTCTTTAACAACAGTTTGTGTTGTTGTTTCAGGTATTTTGTTTCTTTTAAAAAATTCAAACATAATTGTTGCTTTTTTTACCCTGAGCGAAGTCGAAGGGCTAATTACTAATTACCAATTTCTAATTACAAGTTACCAATTTATGGTTTATGGCTTCTTTTTGTATTGCTTCCCCACCGGAACACCGTGTTTGTTTTTCCGCTGTCTACATCAACTATTTTAGCCAGGGTGGTATTTTTTTTGCCCGATTCTATACCTTTTATTTCGGCAATGGTGTCATCATAGTTTTTAACAACCCTTTCCGGTACTTGGTTATCGGGTACACGTTCGTAAATAAAATAAACCATAAGGTTAAGCATCCACCGTATTAAGTTTTTATGCCTGTCGCCATCGGTTTCTGCAAACTCCGCATCAAGGTCATAAGTTTGGCTAAAAGCATCTTGTACAATAGCCATAGCATCGGCTTCGGCATCATCTAGTATAGTGGTGTCGCTTTCTGTTATTTGTTCCCTTATGTCTTCCGAAAATTTCCGGTTAAAATCATCTGTTGTTATAAAAACCATTTTAAATACCTCTTTTTTTGTTTTTGTTCATTTTTCCTGAGCGTGGCCCCGAACCACCCCGCCTTATGTGTTTTTCTAAATATGCTATTGCCTGCTCGTCTGCATCCGGTGCATCATCGTGGGTGCGGTAACCTGGTTCAACCCCATATAATTGTTGCAAACCCGTTTGGGTATCGTTATCGCCCAACATTTTTTCAGGATAGTTGATACGGCCATTTTGGTAATATACCTGGGTCCGCATCATACGGTCATATTTTTTGCCTTTTGGGGTATCAACCTTAACAAGGTTCAATTTAACCCCGGTTTCTTTTTCAACTTCCTCTATTGCATCCCTTACGGCACCGTTCCAGAACTGCGACTCAAAACGCCAATGGATAATTACGGAACCCGGCAGGTTTTTTTGTACATAGCTCATCCACAGTAAAGCCTCTTTCATTTTTGTTTGCCTCACAAAACTTTGAATGTAGTAAAATGAGCTTTCTTTTAAGCCCCAGACCCTTACGGCATTGTAATCGCCTGTTTTAGTCCCTGCATAGGCAATATCCCAATGCCCCACAATAACTTTAAAATGGTTAAGTTTTGGGTATTTCTTTAAAAAATTGATTTGTTCTTTTTTAAATACTTTCCCTTCAATATGTGGTTGGTTGCAATATTCTGCCAAAGCCGAAAGTTTCCCAATTTCGGTCTCTATATCTTTCCAGTACTCTTTGTTGTATTTTGCTTTCCATGCAGGCTCATAAGTTGCGGTGTCGTATGCATCAACCCGGTGTATAAAAATACTTGGCATCAATGTTTCTAAAACCGTTTGTATCATCCGTGGGGCAAACAGGTTATTTGCCATAATAAAACGTGCCCTGTGCCCGTCCATTGTCGGTATTACGGCAGTAAGCAACCAGTTGGCAATTTCGTCTTGCCGCTTTGGGTTTTTTAAGGTGTCTTTATCTTCTAAGTCATCGGCAACAATATAATCGGGTCTCCGGTTTTGCATCCGCAAACCCCTTACGTCCTGACCAGAGCCGATTGCTTTACAAACAAAGCCGTTTTTTGTTATAAAATAACCTTTTTCCCAACTGCCGTTGATTTTTTGTTCGCCAAAATCGTGTTGCAGTCGGTGGTTTGCCGTAAATTCAGCTTGTAAGTCCGATTGCAGTATCTTGGCTTTATCTTCATTGTTGCCAATAATCACCATATAACGGATATCATCGTTAATCCACAACCATAATGGGATAAACACATCGGCTATAACACTTTTTGCCTGTGCCCGCCCCCAACGTAAAATAGCTTTTATCCGTTTTTCTTTTTTCACCTTTTTTGCAATGTAAATTTGAAAAGCTGCACTTTCTATAAGCTTTGTGCTTTCCTGGCCAACTGCATAATGAAAAAGGTAGTATTTTACAAAAAAAGCAAAATCTACCTTTGCCCTATCAACCCTTTCTTTTTGTTCTTTAGGTGTTTCAAGTGGGTTAACAGTTTTACCCTCACGTACATCTTGTAAGTGTTTTAGGTAACCGTCAGCTATTATTTTGCTCGCTCTTTTCATGTATTAATCAAGTATTGCGCTTTGTTCGTTAAGGTGGAACTCCTGAAAGTCTATGGTTTCAATATAAAGTGCGGGGTTGTAGCGTTGCAGGGCATTAAATATGTTTTTCATTACATTTAAATAAGTGCCCAATGAAACAATTCCGTCCTTTTTTGTTTTTTCAATATCCTTTATTTTATCAGATAAAGATTTGTCCATTACGGCCAATTGTTCCCGTATTTCCTGTTTTTGCTCATCCGTAAGGTTTTCTTTCAGCTGTTTTTGCAATTCTATCCTATCATCGGCCAACTGGTGTACAATCACCTGAAGGTTACCAAGCTTGCTTTCTTGGCTTACAATGTGTATAGTTCTTGCTTTTTTCCAGTTCCCTTTGCTCACCCAGTTACCAGTTCCTTGCCTGTTTTGCCTTGCTCAACATATAATATCCGGGCGGTGCGCCTTTCGTTTTTTTTTGCCATATTAAAATGATTTGTAAAGTGCTAGTTTTTCAAGGCCTTGTATACTTGTGCCTTTTTTAAAAAACCTTGTCTTTATTAAATGCTTTAGTTGAAATTTTGAGTAAACACGGGGCTTGCCTTTAACTAACAACACCAACATTTTATAACCTGTTTGTTTTTTTAGTTTGTTTGCCTTTGTTATAGCTTTAAAAAGCCTCCGCTTGTAAATCCATTCCTTTATCATTGTTTTTGCTTCAAAAGTCAGCAATTTGTGCAGAAAATTCAAAAAAGTGTCGTAGGGTACGATGAAAGTGTCGTAGGGTACGACACTTTTTTGCAAACTTGGATTATAGAATAGAGATTTGTGCGTCGAAATAAAAAAGACCAAGAGCATATTAAAAAAGGGCAAACCCGTGCAACCGTAGTAAAATCAGAATTAATGGAAATAGCAGCCGCAACCGTACCGTCAAATTCAAGTGCGGTGAGGCTTTACGATGCCGATGGTGAAATACTCAGCCTTTCGGCAGGATCACTCGAAAATTTAATCCCAGAAATAAAATCAGAAAACAATATGAAGGAAATAGCATTATCACTTGGCTTGCCTGAAAGCGCAAGCGAAAAAGAAATTTCTGCAAAAATTGCAGAATTAAAGGCAGAAAAGCAGGAAGCAAAAGCCGATACCGACAAAACAGGTACGGAAAAATTAAAAGCTATGTTTATTGGGCTTGGTACAGCAAAAGGCGTTATCACGGATGATACCAAAGAGCATTTTGAAAAACTTTTTGCACAGGACCCCGACCTGGCTATTGAAACTGTCAACCTTATGGCAGGCCAAAAGCAGGAAAAAGAAAAAGAAGTAAAAACACAAGCCCCGGAAGTTACTTTATCCGGTTTGCTTGAAAAAATTGGAAAGGGCGGTACCCCCGAAAAAGAAATTACATGGGAAACCCTTTCCGATAAGGATAAAATTAAACTTAGGGATGAAAAACCGGGCGAATACAAAAAATTGTATGCAGCTTATTACGGTACAAAACCCGATTTAACAGATTAACCTTTATTTGAAACAACATTTAAACAGTAATTAATAACAATTAAAAATTTAATAATGAAAGCAAAATTTATTTTTTCATTTCTTACAGCAATGCTTTTAGCAGTGGTCAGCGGTTTGTTTATTGCAACCGCCGTAGGGATACCACCGGCAGTAACAGTGCCGGTATTAACAGTGGCAAGTTTTATACCTAAAACCCAAGGAGTTTTAAACGCCGGGGTTTATACCGAGGTTTGGGTTGGCGAAGTAGTAAAGGCCTTTAAAGTAGAGGGGTCATTTTTGGCAAAAGTGCCACAATACGACAGGTATGTCAAAAACGATGTAATACACCTTGTAGAAATTGGTGCTAAACCCGAAGTTTTGATTAATAACACAACCTATCCGTTAACCCCACAAGCATTAGGCGATTCTGATATCCCTATTGGGCTTGATAAGTTGGAAACCGTACCTACGGCAATAACCAAAGATGAGCTTTACGCGATTTCTTATGCAAAAATACAAGCAGCAATAGAGCTACACAAAGACTCCTTGATTGAGTCTGCATTAAATAGGGCCATCCATGCATTTGCACCAGCTGCCGATGCCACAGGGACCCCGGTTGTAAGGTCTACAGGTGGTAACAACGGCAACACTTTTAACAGGGTGCTTATTGCCGACCTTATTAAACTTAAAAGAAAATTCGATGACTTAAAAATCCCTAACGATGGTAATAGGATCTTGGTTTTATGCCCACAACACGTAGAGGATTTATTGCTTGTTTCGGAATCTTTCCAGAAACAATACCAAGATATTAAATCAGGCAAAGTGCTTAACCTTTATGGTTTTGAAATACACGAATATGTCAATATGCCTAAGTATGACGGCTCTTTTGACAAAAAGGCTTTTGGGGCGGCAGCTGCCGGGACCGACAGGGATGCATCTGTTGCTTTTTACGCAAAAAGGATGTTCAGGGCAAAAGGTTCGGCAGATATGAGTTATTCCGAAGCTAAAAAGGACCCATTGAACAAAAGGAACTTGGTTTCTTTCGACCAAAGGTTTATAGCATTGCCAAAAACACAGGAAGCTATTGGCGCAATTGTTAACGATACCTTTTCATAGTATTTGTATTTGTATTTAGGGCTGGCGGGTTGTCCCGCCAGCTTTTATTAAGCTTTTTATGGAAAAATTCATAGACTTTATAATCAGGTTTGTCGAAAAACTGCCTGTCAGTTTGCAAGGGGCTATACTTATTGTGCTCAGCGGTGGTTTTATAGCATATAAAATATTAAACAACGATAAGTTAAGGCGCAGTATTTTTACAAGCCTTGCCAAGCGCATGGGCAGGACTAGCCGACTAAGCTTATATGCCGCACCTGTATTTTACCGTAAAGAGTTTTATTTACGAAAAATAGACAGCCTAAAATTTGATGGTGAACCGGAAAAAACAAAAGTGTTCCAAATTTTATTAAGGGCAAAACTAAACACCGACATAAAATACCTTAATAATTTGCTTAAAAATGAAGCTTATGTGGGCATGACAAAAACAGAGCTCATAGCTTTTTTAAACAAACATGTAAACGATATGGTTACCGCTTTTGAAAAAAAGGCAGAAGCCGACTTGAAACATGAGTACGGGGACCACACCGGGGCTAATATATACTATTTTGTTATGTTTAGCAATAACGGTTTTTTCGATAAAAGGGAAGCCCGCCTCGACCGTATTTCGCACGAAATAAACGAGGTTATTGGCGTGTCGCAGATATACGACAACAATTACGAACGGGTAGCATCTTATCTTAACGAAATACAGTATGCAATAAACATGGTTGTTACACAAACCGAACAAATGTTCAAGGATTTTAATGGAGAAATTAAAGGATTTATTAATCAACAAAAAGAATACGATGAATTATTCAGAAATAAAAAAAACCGCAAAAGGCATATTTAATAACACGCCTAAATTGCAATCGCTTTTGATAACTAGCGACGGCCAGTTTTTTACACCAAAAAACAAAAGCGCAGCCGAAAATCATGCAAACAGGCTTAACGGTGCCAAAAGAAAAAAACCCTTAAAAATAGTTACTGTTGCAAGGGATGAAGTTTTTGCAGCGGATATACCCGAAGCTGAAACCAAAAAGGCAGATAAGCCTGGAAATAAAACAAATAAATAAACCTTAATTCTTAAAATATGTTACCAGGAGTAATTATAAATATAGAAAATGGCGCATTGGGCGGCGCACCCGGCACAAGCGACGGTATTACAGGGATGATGCTTTCGGGGGTTGCGGTTGCCAGTCAAATTGCGCTAAACGAGCCTAAGCAAATTTTTAGTTTGGCCGGGGCTGTGGCATTAGGTTTAGACGAGGCCTATGATACTGCAAACAGTGTTGATGTTTACAAGCAAATAAAGTCGTTTTACGATGTGGCAGGCACAGGCAAAGAGCTTTGGTTTATGCTTGTGGCGCAAACAGTAAGTTTGGCCGATATGCTTGATGTTACCGAAGCTGCCAACGCAGTGGCTTTATTGGATGCAGCCGATGGCAAAATAAGGGTTTTGGCGGTAAGCCGTGTGGCCGATGGTGGCTACACCCCAACAATACTCGATGGTTTGGACAGTGATGTTTATGCCGCCGTAACAACCGGACAGGCACTGGCAGAAAGTTTTGCGGCACAAATAAAACCTTTACGGGTTGTAATAGGCGCACGTGAGTGGTCGGGGGCTGCGGGCGATTTGGCCGATTTGCACCAACGCACAGACAACCGTGTGGCAATTAGTTTGACCGGGCACAGCAGCAGCAACAAAAATGCCGATGTAGGTGTGATGCTTGGCCGTTTGGCCGCCATACCTGTACAAAGGAATATTGGCAGGGTAAAAGATGGCGACCTCGGGATTTTACAAGCTTACCTAACCGATGGCGAAACTACGGAAAGCAAAGAAACTGCATGGGCTTCTATTTACGATAAAGGTTTTGTGTTTGTACGTAGGTATGTTGGCAAATCAGGTTATTATTTTGTCGATGACTTAACCGCAACCGCCTTGACCGACGATTTTTGCACCTTGTCAAAAGGCCGGGTGATAGACAAAGCTTTTACGCTTACATACGCAACCTACATAAATGAAGTAAACGATGAAGTATTGATTAATACCGATGGCACTTTATCGGCAGCTTATGTAAAATCGTTACAAGCAGCAATTGAAAATGTGTTAAACCAAGCCATGACCGCCAAAAACGAAATAAGCGCGGCAAAATGCAGCATAGACGAAACACAAAACATACTGGCAACCAACAACCTTGTGGTTTCTATAAGGGTAACACCTGTTGGGTATTCAAAAGAAATTGAAATTAACCTTGGGTTTAACAACCCTTTAAATAATTAAGAAATGACTATTAATACGAAAGAATACGCATGGGCCGATGTTGATATAGTATTATTTGGCAGGTCTGTTACCGGTGCCAGGGGCGTGAAGTTTAAAAGCAGCCAAGAAAAAGAGGTGATACATGCATCGGGCAACGAACCCGTTGGCATTGGCCACGGCAACAAAACCTATGAGGGTGAGCTCACATTGCTGCAAAGCGAAGTTGAAGCTTTGACCATTGCTGCCGGGACGGGTAACGATATTATTGATTTACCCGCTTTTAATATAGTGGTTGCATTTGCGCCTAAATTAGGTGATACTAAATCAATTTACACAATAAAGTTTGCCGAATTTACCGAAGTGGAAAGGGCAATGAACCAGAACGACAAATTTGCAGAAATAACACTGCCTTTTATCGCTTTAGGTATAGATAGGGTTTGATTAATGACCCTGACTAATGATTAATGTCTAACTAACAATTGTAAAAAAAATGAAAATAACAAAAGCACAAATAGAAGCTTGGAAAAAGAAGCATGGTGATGTTTTTATGTTTACTAACGAGGATGATGCTGTGTGTTACCTGAAATTGGCAGATAGAAAAACACTTGCTTATGCCCAAGCTGCTGCCGGCAATGACCCTATTAAATTTAACGAAATCATTCTTGAAGATTGTTGGCTTGGTGGCGATGAACGCTTCAAAACTGACGATGCATGGTTTCTTGGGGTGTCTGCAAAGCTAGATGAACTCATTAAGGTCAGTACCGGGAAACTGGAAAAGTTGTAGGGGGTTCGGAGGTAGGCAAACACGATTGGATTAGGCAAATTAACGCACAGTTGCGTTATTATATGCACGTAAACCCCGACAACTTAAGTGATGTTGAATGGGCGCAATGTTGGCAAGAACTGGTTTGGGTACGAAAACAAGAAAGTTTAGCTGTTGAAAAATAGCTTGTCGATTATTAAACCTATAAATACTATAACCGCAACTGGAATTAAAAAAATGCCCCAAAGAGGGTCATGGTACATTACAAAAACAACAACAAATAATAAGCCCATTGCAACAATAATTGCGTAAACAAGCAGCTTAATTACCTTTTTTAATATGTCAAAAAAATTAACGTTCATATTAGAGTTATTTGATAAAACCACTGCCCCTTTACGAAAAATGGGGGCTGGGTTTAACAAAGTTAATAGTTCTGTAAAGAAAACGCAAAACAAAATCAATTTATTACCCAAATCTATTAAAGGGCTTGAAAACGAACTTGATGTTTTAAAGCGTAAACAAGCCAATGCATTCACTACACAAGGTATCAGGCATTACCAAAAAGAGATTGATGCCACTGAGAAAAAACTACGGAAACTAAATAAATCAAAACGAGGAGGTGGTTTTAAAGGTGGTATTAAAAACTTTGGTTCAGAACTTTCAAACCAAATACCTGCACTTGGCGGTTCTATGTCAATGTTGGCAAGTCCTGCAGGAATAGCCGCAGGTGCTGTTGTAGGTGTTGGTGCGGTATTAACAAGCGCCACGTCTAAAGCTATGAACTTTGAGCAGGGCATGGCTAAGGTGAACGGCACATTGCAATTATCACCTGATAAGATAAAAGATGTTAGGGATGATTTGATTAGCATGGGCGCAAAGTCGAGCACCGATTTAGAAAAAATACCCGATGCTTTTTATAAAATCGTATCAGCCACAGGTGGCGATTTGCCTACCAGCATGAAAATAATGAAAGCATCGTTAAAAGGTGCCGAGGCGGGTTTTACCGACATCAACAACGTGGCCGATGCAACGGTAAATATCGTAAATTCAGTTGGCAAGGCAAATACCGATGCTACTGAGGTTATGGATGTTTTGTTCGCTACCCTTAATAAAGGTAAAACAGAATTCCCCGATATTGCTAATTATCTGCCAAAACTAATACCTATTTCAAATAACCTTGGCACAAGTTTTAAAGAAACTGCCGGGGCGTTTGCGTTTTTAACAGCAAATGGCTTAAAGGCCGAAGCAAGTACGACAGCACTCCAGAACGTGTTTAAATCATTTGGTAACGAAACGGTCCGTAAAAACTTCAACTCTCTAGGTGTCGAAATTTTTGATGCAAGCGGTAAGATGCGAGAAATTACCCAAATAAGCAAAGAGCTAAGTAGCTCCTTAGACGGGCTCACAGATGAAGAGAGGGTTAAAAAACTGGAAAGCCTAGGCTTAGACCAAGAGGCCGCACTTGGCATGTCGATAATGGCGGCCAATGCCGATGAGCTAAAAACAACTATCGACTACGTGGCCAAATCAGGTGGTGAGCTGAACCGCACTTTAGAGAAAAGCTCGAACCCGCTTACTAAAATAAAAAAACTAAGCAACATGATCCAGGCTGGCATGACCAAACTTGGTTATGCAATTTTGCCAGTGGTAAACACGGTGCTTGAAAAAATTTTAAGTTGGACAGGTGGTATAAGCGAAGACTTTAGCCGTGCATGGGATAAAAGCGAATTGCTACGTGATGCCGTAGGGGCTTTAGGTTCGGCATTATGGAACACTGTTACCTTCATGTTCAAGGGCATGAAATTGGTCGGAAAGATTTTTACATGGCTTGGCGGCAAAATAGGAATTACCAAAGGTTCTATTTTTGGGCTTCTTGAGGGTATTGATGCATTCTATGTAAATACAAAAATGAAAATAACCGCAATAGGCTCTGGTTTTTTGGCCATATTTAAGCTTATTAAAAAAGCATGGGACGGTATTTGGAGCGGAGACCTTACGGCATTAAAAAAACTTACCCTTAGTAATTTAAAGGGGGCGTTTGATGTTGCGTACGGTGATAGTTATAAAAACAGCTTGGCAGAAAGGTTTAAGGAGAAAACCAAAAAAAAGGAAAATGTAGCACAAACAAACCTGCCAAAAGCCGATTGGGACGCAATAAAAGAAATCACAAACAGGAAAGTTACAGATGAAAACAAGGGAAGCGGCACGTCAAAAGGTATTAGTTCTGTTACCTCTGGCGGCAAACAACAAAAAAACATAACAATAAACCTTGGTAAATTTCAGGACGCAATAAATATACACTCCGAAAATTTACAGGAAGGTGTAAACGAAATGCAAGATGTTTTAGAAAAGGCATTGTTGCGTATTTTAAACTCTGCAAACCAACTAGGCTAATGGAATTTGATTTAACAGATTTGTATGCAAAAACATTTGGTTATGTAGCCATGCCTTACCCTTTGGGTAATTTAAGCTTGCCCGATTTTAAGGGCCGTGCCAATAACCTTGCTGATGCCCTTGTGGGCAAAACTTTATTGGGCAACACGGTTTGGATGCCTGTGGTGATAGATAACCAGTGGCTGCCAAACACGTTTATGAATATTACGGCACAAAAACATATAGTAAAAACAGCAGTAACTGGCAGGTCGGGCACTGTAAAAGAAATTGTAAATATCCAAGATTATAAAATACAGATAAGGGGTTTTATTATTGATAACGAAACCAATGGATATCCGGTAGATGAAGTTGAAAAACTGCATGCTTTGTTTGAAAAAGACATATCGTTGCCGATAGTAAACAACCTTTGCGAAATATTGGGCATAAACATGGTGGTGCTTGAAGCTTTGAAAGTGCCTGAACAAATATACCAAAATGTTCAGGCTTATGAATTAACTATGGTAAGCGACGATGATTTTGATGTAATAGTAAAATAATATGTTGTTAGGGGGTTTAAATTGTAAAATAACGATAGGTGGTTTTGTTTTTAACCAGGTAAACGAATTGTCAATTGAACGCACAAGCCGTTTAATTAGCGATACAGCTACTATTAAATTGCCTTTAAGCGCAGTATTTGAAAACAAAAAGAAAGAAAACCTCGAAAACAAAATAAAACGGGGCAACAAAGTTACGGTAGAACTGGCTTATAACGATGCTTACAATGTTGAATTTACCGGATATGTAAAAAGTGTAAGCGCAAAAGACAAAACTGTTATAGAATGCGAAGATAATGCTTTTTTGTTGCGAAAATCAATAAAAAACAAGTCGTTTAAAGATAAAACCTTAAAAAATGTAATTGAATATATAGCAGGCGAATGCAAAATTGAGCTTAATGCCGACATCCCCGATATTAAATTTGATTCATTTTTACTAAAAAACATTGATGGGTTAAAAGCCATACAAAAATTAAAAGATAATTATGGCCTGACGGTCTTTTTTGATTACGAAGGCAAATTGTATGTAGGCTTGGCTTATGTATACAACACAGGAAATATTGCTTACGATATTAGTGGTGATATTAAAAAAAGCAATTTAACCTTTAAAAAGGCAGAGGATATAAGGTATAAGGTAAAGGCAATATCGTTGTTAAAAAACAACAAAAAACTCGAAGTTGAAATTGGTGATGCCGATGGTGAGCAACGGACATTATATTTTAGGGGCATTACAGATGAAAACAAACTAAAAGAATGTGCCGCAGAGGAAATGAAAAAATATAAATACACGGGTTATCAGGGAACATTAATAACTTTTGGTACACCACTGGCACGTTTCGGTATGTCGGCAACAATTACTGACGGTAGTTACCCTGCAAGGGAAGGTGATTATTATATTGAAAGCGTAAAAACAGATTCTGGCCAATCGGGGTTTCAAAGGACAATAGAATTAGGGATAAAGCTATGAGCAAACAACAAGAAGAAATAATAAAAATATTAAAGTCGATAAGCGAAAATAACAAGGTGCTTACCGAACCGGCAAAGGTTCAGTCTGTTAATGAAGACAAACATAGTTGCGTAGTTACAATTGACGGCTACGACATTGAAGATGTTCGACTAGGTGCCGTAATCGACAATAACGAAAACATAAGCTTTATTGTACCTGTTATCGGGTCCTGGGTTTTGGTTTCGTACGTATTAGGTTCTGAAACCGATGCCTATGTTTCTGCTTTTTCGGAAGTAGAAAAAATAAAAACAAAGGCCAACAGCCTTAATGCTGAGATAACCGATATTATTTTAACAGGTGTTGACAGCTTTGTTATAAATAACGGGGATAATGCAGGTTTGGTAAAGGTTATTGGGCTTACCGATAAATTAAACAATATCGAAAGCGATATCAATGACCTTAAAAACGCACTAAACTCATGGGTTGCAATACCTAATGATGGCGGGGCGGCATTAAAAGCGGCTTCGGCAAGTTGGGCGGCACGGCAATTAACGCAAACAAATAAAGCAGATATTGAAAACGACAAAATAAAACATTGATGGGCGATATTATTTTAAGCAGCGCAGGCGATTTGCTTGTAGAGGGTGGCGATTTTAAAGCAGACGAAAGCTTGTATCAGGACATAAGCATTGCCTTGACAATTACACCGGGGCAAATAAAACGCAACGGTTTTTTTGGCATAGATGTTTTAAGTGCCGTAATGGGCAATGGTTTATCAAGCCTAAAGCGGGACGTAAAGCTTATGCTTAAAATGGATGGTAAAAAATTGGAGGCCTTTACTATAGATGGCAATAAAATGGATATAAATGCAAAACACTTATAAATATACGGTAAAAGCGGGGCAAACAATGCTTGATGTTGCATTGCAATGCTTTGGCAGTGCCGATGCGGTGATAAAACTATGTATTGGAAATGGTTTTGCCCTGGGCCAATATATTGCACCGGGCACCATTATAACTATTGATGAAAACAATATAATAGATAAAAGCCTAACGGCATATTACGGGCGCAAAAAAATAACAGTTGCCAGTGCAGGCAATATACCAACAATTGAAAACAATTGGATATTATATAACGGCTTTTGGGATGATGACAAGGTATGGGTTGACGGGGAAGTATGGAATGACGGATAAAATAATGATAATTATAAACAAACAACATATAAATTATGGCAAAAGAAACAATAAACAATGGTGAGGGCGGGCTTTCTGTACGCGGCAAACTAAACAATATGTTTACCGAACTCTACAACAACTTATTTGGCGGCGGTGTTACCGAAGCTTGGGTAAACTTGATTACAGAGGGGCTTATGATGCATCGGGTGATGCGTTTCCAAGTTCGGGTGGTTCTGGTGATGGTGGTGCGGTACTAAAAGGCGACATGTGGGTAGTTTCGGTTGCCGGCACACTTGGGGGCAACAATATACAGGTTGGCGATTTTGTTATAGCAGAAACAGATACACCCGGACAAACAGCCGCAAACTGGTCAAGCTTGAACACCAATATAAGCTACGTGCCCGAAAATGCAGGCAACAAAGAAAATACGACATTAGACGAATCTGTAACCAAATACCCAACAAACAGGTTGATAAAGGAATATGTAGATGCAAATGTTGGCGGTGGCGGTGTTACCGAAGCATGGGTAAACACACAAATAGACAGCAAAGTAGCCGGGCTGCTTGATTACAGAGGGGCTTATGATGCATCGGGTGATGCGTTTCCAAGTTCGGGTGGTTCTGGTGATGGTGGTGCGGTACTAAAAGGCGACATGTGGGTAGTTTC